GAAGCATACAACATTCAGTTTGTAGCTGGTAACATCTCAAACGAACTCAAGCGTGGCACAAACGGAACAGCAGGTGCTGTTGAGACATTGTTGAGCGCAATTGCCGCAAATGCAACAGTCGTAGCATATCAAGCTGACCTAGGCGCCGCAGCCGCTAACTCACAGGTTAGTGTTATCCTTGAGCGTAGTTCATGGGAGAGTGCAGCCGCTATGCAGATCGCATTACGTGCAACATTGGCAGCAAACATTGGTGCTAACGGTCCAATGACAACAACCACAATGGATGTTCGTGACGTTGGTATTAAACTAGCCGCTAGTAGTTAATTAACTTAACTAACAGCAGTAAACAAAAAGCAGACTTCGGTCTGCTTTTTTTATCTTCGACTAAATACTTACATATACTATTAGGAGATTAACATGGCAGGATTAACAAAAACCAACAGTGATTTGCTGTTGAGATCAGACGGATCAGCAGATACATTTTACACAACAGCAAACTTGGGTTGCTACGAAATTAACCCAGCGTCAGCATTAACTGCTGACACAGGTGGCGACGGAAGTGCTATTGTTGAAGGCACAATTCGTAAAGTTGCTAGAGTAATTAACTCATTGATATTTGAAGTTAAGAGCGACGGCGATGTGATGATTGCAATTTGTGATAACAGTCAGCAAGACGCCGCTAGTATCAAGTCAAAAGTTGACGACGCACTAGGCGTTAGTAACACAACTGTTACTAAGTTAACAACACTACTTGGTTTAGCATAATAACTTTAAACCAAACAAGAAAGGTGCTCCGGCACCTTTTTTTGTGGCTAAATAGTCTTGGAGACAACTTATGGCAGGAATAACAAGAAGTTCAGGATATGAATTTGCAGGATCAACAGATACACTGTATCGTTTTGGTGGTAGTGTACGTTTCTTTAAGATCGACACAGGCGTTGATCTACGGTTCGAAGACGATGGGTCTGACGAAGCATACGAAGCAATCTTACAGACTATACCTGGTTTATTAGCAGTTAGTTCAGTTGGCGCAACTGGAACTGTGCATGTATGCGTCGAAGCACACAGTTGCTTGGATGCCGCCCCTTTGCAACAACAAATACAGGCTATAGGAACATCAAAAGGTGCTGTAAATCTTGGATCAACCACAGTCGTAGAAGGAACAAGTTTCGTTGTAGCATAATGTTGTTATAAATATTTTTATGATATTTTACACAGCATTTACGTTAGTAGATATAACCCAGACTGGTATTACTAGGAATCGCAAAGGCGAAGAGAAACAGCGCCATCAGCAACGAAATTGGGAAACAGTACTGCAAGTGATAGGCCTAAGGGCTCAACCACAGATGATTGAAGGTCCATATGATAGCGAATATGAACTCACAGACGGTGAAATTTTTGGAGAAATGTTCCGGGGCAAACACATGGTCTGGCATTTCAGTTTTGGCGTTGACATCGCAGACACATGGAAAGACACCAACGAAAATCCAACAGGTTTATTGGACAAAGACTTTGCAGAAGTGCCAATCATACAAGGACTTAACGAAACAGCAAAGTTCATGTTGCCCATATTCTATCCTCATGGCGCAATCAAAAACATACACTTTATTAACCAACGTGTAACTATATAAATAATACATTAACGGCACTTTACAGGCACACTTTATGGCATTTATTATGGACAAATTCACAGAACCCTCTTTTGAATTAGAGAAATGGAAATACAAATGGCACAGAGTGAAAGAAAAGATCTTGAGGCGCACGTTGATTTATGCGCTGAAAGGTACAAAACGTTGCACAAAAAACTAGACAAACTCGACGACCGACTTACTGGTGTAGAAGAGCATATCATATACATACGGGCGAAGTTGTCTGAATTTAAAACCATGGGCGAAGTGGCCAGCAATGAATCCAACAAAACATTGATTGGTGTAATGACTGCTGTTGGTGCCGCATTGCTCGCAGGTTTAATTGCTACCATTGTTCAACTAACCATAAATTAATATGAAGATCATAGAATTAGTAAATAAAGTAAGCCTGCCTATTACAAACGAAGAGTCGGATGTATTAGGCCAATTCCAGGAAAAACCTGTAATTAGAAAAGCTGAACTAAACGAAAGACAACAAGAATTAGCAAACTCACTTGTTAATAAAGACATATTACTAAGACAAACAAATGAAGAAGGCAAGATCATCTACAAAAAACGAAAAGGCATTAGCTGAGATAGTACTCAACTTGGGAGTTGCGTACATCAAACGATTTACAACCAAAGAACTTAATAAATTTAAAAACAAACCTGTAGTTATTCCAATTGGTAATTACAGGTTTTTTGTTGGGCCGTATGAAGTTAACGGCATACACAAACACTGCTGGGAAGTATCTATAGACAAGGAAGTAGTACACTGTTTCTTGTCAAGATTAAATGCTATACTATATTGCTTAACCTGTGTTAAAGATCGTTATTGGCAAAGTCGTGACATACTTGAATGGGATAATAAGCTAGGCCATTTGAACTTAGATTTAGAATATTACACAAGAAGCATAAAATCAGCACAGGATGCCAATGATCGCGAAAGAAAAGAAATAATGTTAAATAGATATATTGATGCTAAACAGCGACAAAAGCAAGCAGTAGACAAATTGAATAAAACAATAAAGTCGGCTAAATACATTAACTTTGGGAATATGAACAATGAGACTAACTGAAATGAACACCAAGCCGTCGGCGACTAAGATTAATAAAGTTATGGAAAGTCGTTTTGGCAACAAAATTGACTATAGCAAATTAGACTTTGGTAAAGCATACGGCCTTGCTAACGCTCTAACAGAAAGCCTTGACAAGATTAAAAACAGTCACGGTATACACAAAGCAGAAAAGAATCCAAAATACATGCACCTTTTAATGGTACGTGAGGGCATTCACAAGTGGATGGTTGAGAACAAAGAACAACTAATCCAAGAAAGTGAAATGGGTCGTAGCCAGGCTATACTAGCCGCTAAAGATATGGTTGACAGCGTACAGGACATGCTTGAAGATGTTAGCGAAATGGCTAACGAGCAGATGCCAGCACTACTTGACACAATCCGTGATCAAATTGGCATGACAGAAGCAGAAAACTTCAAAGCAAGTGTTGGTGGTATATTGGAAACACTTCAAGCCGCAATTAGTTCATCACGTGAGCAGATGGATATGGCAGCTCGTGCATTAGCAGGTGAGCAAACAGACCAACCAATGGACATGGCAGTAGGCGGTCCAGAAGCAGATATGGCTCCTCCAGTAGAAGCTGGCGAAGTTGATGTTGAGGTTGGTGACGAGTTTGATGCTACAGAACCAGCTGTAGGTGCAGATGAAGTTGGTCGCGAAAAGCGAGACTAGTAAATGAAAGTCAATGATATTGTTGAGAATGTCATCGACGACATGCTTGAAGATGATGCAACGGATCACGAAAACGGTGCATTATTAACTATCTTATCTTATCTACAAAACAGAGCGGCCGATACGCACAAACAGCCACGCATACGTGCTGATAGCTTAATTAATCTTGTGCAGGCCGCTGGGTTCCCGCAGTTTAATTATCAAACGCTACTAAACATTTCGAAAAACAACGAAAATGCTAAAAGCCTAATTAAAGATATCAAGGACGTAACAGTTAAAAGTAAAGACAACAAAGTTACGTTAGGGCAAGGCGGCGAACTAGTAAAGTACGTTTATATCAACCCAGTAGATAGTAGTGATTTGGATCTTGATACAGAACAAAATACTGCTCCTAAAACAGCACCAGAGAAAAAAGTTGATTCAATGGCTAAACGTGCCGCCAAAGCTCGACCTGATCTATAATACTGTACTTAAATAAAGTTGACATGTATACACATGATAGTGTAGTATAGTACTCTTGACTGTATATTATGAAAATACTATTTTATCATTATGAAAGTAAACTAGAAGCCCATCAGTTATATGATGGGTTTAGTGTCTATGCAAAGTATACAGTTTTATATCTCAAAACATATTTAGAAATAAAAAAACCCGATATTGCATCACAAGTAGAATGGTGTATTCCTCAACAATTAAAACTTAGCGACGATGAGCTGATAGATTTAATTAATAAAGAAAAACCAGATCTGTTTTGCACAACACATTACATTTGGAATTATCAACTAATCTTGGCTCAGTTAGAAAGAATTAGGCATAGAGTAGATCCTAATGTTCTTTTTATTACAGGTGGTCCGAGTGTAGATGTTAATATAGATCCTGATTATTTTAAGAAATATAGTTTTGTTGACTATGCGTTTTATGGCTCTGGAGAAAAAGCATTTGCAAAGTTTCTTGAATGTTTAATTGAAAATAAACCATTGGAACAGTCTGTAATAACAAACATGGCCTGGCCTGACAGCGACAGAAAAGCCATAGTGGCTGAATATGAATATGTACCTCAACTTAAGATAAGTCCATATCTGCATAATCGAGATTTCCTCAGAGAAATGACAAATAGATTACATCAACAAAGAGTAAACTCTATTATGTCTTATGAGCTTACTCGTGGGTGTCCTTACACCTGTACGTTTTGTGATTGGAATAGTGGATTCGGAAACAAAACTACTCGGAGAAAAGAAAGTTATAAAGACGAAATTGACTTATTCCAAGAATTGGGATTGACAGGTATATTTTTGTCTGACGCAAATCTAGGGCAGTATCAAGAAGATCTAGATATGGTTAAGTATTTTGCAGGAAAAAATATTAACGAAGGTGTAGGATTTTCCTTAGATTATACAGTAAGTAAGCTAAGAAAGGAAAATAATCTTATTATTTTTCACGATATGGCCAAAGCAAATTTATGTCCTAGATTTGTTATAAGTGTGCAAGATAGTAATAAGCAGATACTAGAAAATATAGACAGACCTGATGTGGGGTGGGAAGTACATACTAGTCATATTAGAGAACTATATGAAAATTATCCACACATACCAGCTGTAATACAGTTAATACAAGGACTTCCTGGACAAACGCCAGAGTCGTGGAGGGGAACACTAGCTGAAGTAACCGCAGAAGATAACGTAACACCATTGATTTATGTAAACGAAGTGTTATCTGCAAGTCCTGCAGGTAGAAGCCAAGAATACAAAGACAAATGGCAATATGTTTACAGTTACGCAGAACGATGGGATTATATGGCTAAAGATCCGTTTCAAAGTCCCTTTGCAATGAGTTGCGTATCTTTTACAGAAAATGATTTTGTAGAAATGACACTCCTCAGTCTGATTTATTCGAGTGTAAAATATCATATAGTTAACGTTGTGGGGAGAGAATTTGGACAGGTACAATTTAATGTAGAAAGAATTGTCGACGAGTTCTTGACAAGTGACATCTACTTCAGGCTTAAAGATAATTTATTAACCAACTGGCTAGAACAAAATAAGTTCTATTGGACTGTAGATTCATCAGGAATACATGTAACGGAACCTTTTACTGCATGTTCTATGCCTCTGTGTAATCTTGTACATGATTTACGTAACCACAAGTCTTTCCTACAATGGACTATAAAAGGTTTATCTCCTACAACACAGAACAAGAAAGAGTATGCAAGATACGTATTCGATAAGATACAGGGTCAAAATGAGCAATAAAACACTTTATGTATTTGGTGATAGTTGGCCTGCAGGTGCGGGACTACATGACGTAGTGAAACAAGGATTTCCTTATCTAATTGCGCAAAAAAATGATTACCTATTAGATAATCTGAGTCGGGCATGCACATCTCTCGAACAAGCAACTTGGGAATTTGTTAAATCACTTGAACGCAAACCGATTAAAGGAGGAGATATAGTACTATTTTGTATTACTAATCCTGACAGAAGTTGGTTTTGGAAAGACGGATACCCGTCGGAAATACATCCGAGAAACACAAATCACCCAATTGGTTCAAGGTATTACAAGTATATTTACAGTGAGGACCTAGCACATGCTAACGCTATTAAGGATCTACTAATGGTGTATGGATGGTGTAAGACTTTAGACGTAACATGTCTATTTGTTTACAACTGGACTGTGCCTTTACAAAAGAATTCTACAATGCCAGGCGTAAGACTATTACCGTCTGAATTATTTTATAAAAAGTCTTTACACGAAATAAGTGGAGAAGATATTACACAAGGGAAACACCCATCTAGCGTGGGTCATCAACGAATAGCAGAAGAACTGTCTGCATGGATCAAAGCACATGATAACTGAACGGTACGAATACAAACCAATCAACAGAGTTAATGTTGATGGCAAACGATACTATGCAACACCAACAGGCAACAAATTGCCCAGTGTAACTACCATACTGGATCGCACCAAGCCCGAAGAACAAAAACAAGCTCTGCGCAACTGGAAGAAGCGTGTAGGTGAAAAGAAAGCACAGGAAATTGTAACTGAAGCCGCAAGTCGCGGAACACGTATGCATGCTTATCTTGAACGTTTTGTAAAAGAGGACGACCTAGGCGAGTTTCCTACTAACCCGTATGCACAGACTGCATGGTTCATGGCCGCACAAGTTGTGTTAAAAGGAATGGATAGTGAGAATGAATACTGGGGTTGTGAAGTACCAGTTTACTATGATGGATTGTATGCAGGCACAACTGATTGTGTTGGCGTGTGGAATGGCAGACCAGCCATAATTGACTTCAAGCAAACCAACAAACCCAAGAAGCGTGAGTGGATTGGCGACTATTTTTTGCAGTTAACAGCGTATGCACAAGCACATAACGAAATGCACGGTACAGATATTAACACAGGCGTTATTTTAATGTGTGCAAAGCCCGAGTCTAAAGATGCTACTCCGCAATATCAAGAATTTGTATTAGAAGCCGATGAATTTGATCACTGGAGTGAACAGTGGATGAAGAGAGTTGAGCTATACTATCAAATCGCATAAATATAAAATAATGAGGATTTGATAGATGGCTGTTACCCAAATAAGTAGA